ACCTGCTCAACGTGCACGCGCACCGCGACGGCACCGCCGCCCGTGACCGCGCCATCCTCGACCTGCTCCACCTCCAGCAGCTGGGCATCGCCCCCGGCTCCGCGCCCGTTGCCCTGAGATTGCCTGAGGCCGTTCTGAGCCTGCCGCCTCTTGCTGTTGCTCCATCCCCTCCAACTGAAGTGATCTTGCCAGCGTTATCCCGCGTCAACTTATTGACGCCCTTGACTACGGACTTAGCAGGTGGTCTTGATTTCTTGCCGCTGGTTCCTGTGCTGGCAAAGCGCCCGTTACCGTCCCTGACGTAGGTTCGCCTTTTTCCTCCACCCTTGGCCACAGCAAACTAGCTTCTGCTGTTAGTTTTCCCGTTAGTTACTTGGCGTGGCTGGACGGCGGAGGTTAGTCCTTTCCCGTTCCTTAATTGGCTTGATTCGAGCCATCCTCCTAGCCCTTACTCTTGCGCTGGCGTTGAGATTCTTTTCATAGGCATTGAGCCCAACATTGATTGCCCTAGCTTGCACTGTAGCCCGCACGCGTGGGGCAGTTATTAGTTTTGCTTTGGGCACTCTTGTCTTTCTTGCAAAGGGTTTCTTGTTGGCCGTTTTTGTTAATCTGCGGCCCATCTCTGGAGTGGCCTGCCTAGCCTGTTCCCTTGATACTGCGCGGCGCCTACTTTGAACCATCATTGATTTTGCAGCTCTTTCGCGTTCATAGTTGAGTGGATCAGCCTTAGATGTTTTCCTGTAGCTGGCACCAGCCTTCCCTTTTGGCGAACCGAATAAAATGCCCTTCCTAACTGCATTAGCTAGTTTCCGAACATTTAAGGGCTTTGATTTGTCGGCGTAGATCCGGTCTGCGTTATTTTCAAATGCTTGTAGCTTTTCTGTTCTCCTACGCATTGCTGCATTAGATACGCTTACCTGTCTTGATACTCGTCGCCTTGCGGCATCATTCGTGGAGTCTTTCATTCTCTTTTCACGAGTCTTCTCAACATATTTCTTCGCGATCTTGATTTTTGCAGAGTCTGTAAGCTTGTTAACTGTGTTCATTATGTTTTTCTCTAGCTTTTGGCGCTGTTGCTTCGTTGGTCGCTTGGCAAGCTTGGCCATTGCGCTATTAACTTCATATTTCACAATCTCAGCCCTGTGCATTTTCATTAAGGCTGCAGCACGTTGTTTTTCTGACTTTCCTGGCTTGACTCTTAATGTCTTTGGCTTTGCAGGTGGTTGCGCCTGAGAAGGCTGATTAGCTTTCCCACCCCTCAGCCTTCCCCCAGCCCCCTGCAACCGGGTCACCTGCGTGCCGCGCTGCTTCCCGCTAGCTGTCTTCAGGCGCCCCCCTCGAACCGTTGCACCGTCACCACCCACAGAGGTGATGCGCCCAGAGTTATCCCGCGTCAGGCGATTGGTGCCCTTGCTGACCGTGCGGGCCTTGGGTTTCTTGCTCCCACCCCCTCCAGTGCTGGCAAACCTGCCGCGCCCATCTCTTTTATAGGTGCGTCCTGCTCTGCCAGCCATGGTGTCTTAAAGCCCTGTCTAGCTTTAGTTTTCCCGGATGTCGTCGGATAAGCTGGTACACACCCCCTGCGGTGCTCCGGGCCCTGGCGATTGAGCCCGCCGCCGGCACCGGTCAGTTCCTGGTCACCGCCGGCCACCTGCTCGTCAATCCACCCTTTGCGGTCGCCACCGTCGATCACGCACCCGCCGACGCATCCCCCTCACCTCGATGCACGACGACCTGCGCGGTGTCCTCGATGCCCTGCTCGCCATCACCGTCTCCGAGGCCCTCGCCAAGCCCATCGCCCGCCGTTTCGGGCGCTGGATCCTTGCCCACGCCGATCGCCGCTGGCACTGGATCCCCGACTGGCTCCACACACCACCACCTGATGCCTGATCCCAACCACGCCAGGGCCTGCGCCATTCGCCGCGCCCACCTCGCTGCCCATGACGGCGATCGCCCCCGGTACTGGCGGGAGCTGGCCACCGCTGAGCGCCTGGGCCCCGCAGATCCCGCCCTGCTGGCCCACTACGACCGCCTGGGGGCTGGCGCATGACCTGGGCCCATCTGCTCGCCGCTGGTGGCATCCCTGATTCACCCGGCCGTGAGGTCGCCATCGTCAGGCCCCAACCCCTGCCAACGCCCTCGCACCTCACCGTCGATCAACCCTGCTGCGTCTGGTTCTGGGGTGGCATCAGTGATGGCCCGCACTGGGAGCCCGGCTTCCGCATCGAGGCCCTTGCCCCAGGTGGCGCCACGGTCGGTGACAAGCACAAGGGCTCCGGCAGTCGCTTCTACTCGACCACCCTGCCCGCCTGGCGCATCTCCCCCGGCCCCGTGCCGCCCGCGTTCCCGCCTGCTGCTGCTGCTCGCGGGCGGTTCCAGTCCTGACCCGAACCGCACCCCTTCATGGGCTACCCCTGGTCCACCGCAGCGCATGACCAGATCACTGAGCTGATCGGTGACTACCCCGTCAGCCAGGCGCACGCCCGCTTCAACACCTGGGCCCGCAAGCACGGTGAGCACACCCGCACCCTCAACGCCGTCCGCAACTACATGAAGCGGCTCGGCTACTCGGTCAAGCCCACCGGCGCCTTCCTTCAGGTGCCCGCCGTCGCGCAGATCATCGGCCGGCATCGCAAGACCATCTACCTCTGGGTGGTCAACGGCTGGATCTGCCATGAGTTCCTCGCCCGCGAGGGCTCCAACTGGTTGATCCACCGCGATGGCCTCCGCGCCCTCGCCGCTGAGCGCCCCATCCTGTTCCTCGGCACCCATCCCGATGCCCTGTTCCAGCTGCTCGAGGATCGCCGGCTGGTCGCAGACGTGCTGAGCGTCAGCACCCACCACCCCAACCGCAAACGGCCCGTGGTCTGCCTCAACGACGGCAGGCGCTCACCATCCATCGCCCATGCCGCACGCCACTACCGCGTCACCTACCAGGTGCTCCGCCGCGCTGTCGCAACTGGCAAAACCGTCGTTGCACCCATGGGCATCCTCGACTTTCGCCCCCTCTGAGCATGTTCATCACCGAACCCCAGGTCGCTGAGATCCTCGCCGACCCCGATACCCACGCCGCCGTCGCCCGCCGGCTTGGCGTCAACCGTCAGACCGTGCTCGACATCCGGCGCGGGCGCACTCACAAGGCCGTCCGCCCTGACCTGCCCCGCTGGGGCGCCACCGGACAGCGCACCTGCCGCCGGTGCATCCACTGGGATGAGGACCGCTGCGGTTTCGCCTTCCCCGAACCCATGGGCATTGACGGGCCTGGCCTGGCCTTTGCCCTGGAGTGCATCTGCTTCCGTCCCGCATGAAGGACACTCACCGCGCCATCCTGCACCTGATCCGCAATGCCCAGGCCGCTACCGGCACCGGGCCCTCGGTTCGCGAGCTGCAGGCCGCCATGGGGTACGGCTCCCCATCGCCGGTGCAGCATCACCTTCGCGCCATGCAGGCCGCTGGCATCATCCGCCGTCCCCGTGGTTCCGTGCGGTCGTACCTGCTGCTGGGTGACTCTGAACCGTTTGATCCCGAGGGGCACTTCTGAGTCGATCGGTGCGGTGGCGTATCGATGCCGCTAGAATTGCGGTATCATCCCGCCGCTTTGCAGCGGATCATGCCAGCAGGTCGCCTATCTAAGCTCACGCCCGAGCTGGTTGAGGCGGCAAAGATCCCCGCCGGCGAAGGCTTGCCCGTGGATCTCATCGCCGAGCGAATTGGCGTAGCTGGTGGAACACTGCACAGGTGGCTTCGAGAAGCAGATGGCAAAGAAGACGGCAGTCTTCACCGCCAAATTCGTCAGGTCATCTTTTCTGCCGACGCTGAATACTGCCGCTCATTGATGGGCGGACTGAAGAAGCAGGCCACGGATGGCAACGCATGGGCTGCTACCTGGCTCCTGACGCATCATCCAAGGCTACGGGATCATTTTTCCGATGCCGCCATTGATCGCCGCATCGAGAAGCGCACCGTCGCATCGATCATTGACGCCATAGCAGCTGCCGGCCTGCCGCCCGATCAGGAGCGTGCCGTGCTGCTGCAGATCCAGGCGCGTGGGCTGGCTGGTGATCAGTCGGTTGGGGGTGGTGATGCCGACACGCTGCCCTAACGCCACCGCACGCATCGCCCAGCTGGACGCGCAGGCGGATCAGCACGCTCACCAGCCCCAGGCCCCCTACACCGGCACCCTCGAGGACTACATCCGCCAGGTTTGCCCCTCGTTCCCCTGGTCGCCCCACACCCATCGCCTGGTGGGCCTTGCGCAGCGCGTGGCCGATGGCGTGATCCGCCGCCTGATGGTGGAGCTGCCCCCCCGACACTTCAAGTCCACGATCTTCTCGATCTTCCTGCCCGGTTACTTCCTACGGCGCTACCCCAACCGCTCGGCCGGCATCGGCTGCCACACCGCCACCCTGGCCGAGGGGTTCAGCCAGGATGCCCGCGATTACTTCACTGCCTCAGGTGGTGCCCTGTCCCCCACCTCCGGTGGCGTCAAGAAGTGGGGCACCAGCGGTATCGGCGGCCTGTGGACCGCAGGGGTCGGCGGCGGCACCGGCAACCCCGGTGATCTGATCGTGGTGGATGACCCGATCAAGTCCCGCGAGATGGCGGAATCAGCCGCCTGGCGCCGGCAGGTGCACAGCTGGTGGGATTCGGTGCTCAGCACCCGCGAGGAGCCCGGCAATGCGGTGGTGATCGTGCACACCCGCTGGCACAGCGCAGACCTGATCGGTTACCTGCTGGCCAAGAACGAGGAGCTGGAGAAGGAGGGCCTGGAGGCGCAGTGCGAGCCCTGGCATGTGGTCTCCATGCCGATCCAGGCGGTGGCCGCCAACAACATCAAGCCCCTGCCCCGCACCGTCACCCGCGAGGCTGACGACCGCACCCCGGGCCAGGCCCTCGACCCCAGCCGCTTCGATGAGCCCTGGATCGAGCGCAAGCGGGCCAACACGCCCAGCCGCGACTGGGAAGCGCTCTACCAGCAGGCGCCCACCGAGGCATCCGGCACGATCTTCAGCCGCGACAGCATCCGGCACTACGTGCTGCCGGGTCAGGAGGGTCAGGACGGTGACCTGCTGCTGCCGGATCGCGGCATCCGCCGGCTCGCATCCGTCGACGCGACGTTCAAGGACAGCACCGGGTCAGACATGGTTGGCATCGGTCTGTGGCTGCAGACCCAGGAGGGCATGTTCCGGCTGGATCAGATCAACCGCCGGATGGGGTTCCACGACACGCTGCAGACCCTGCGGCAGCTGCACCCGGTCTGGGCGTTCACCGAGCTGCTGATCGAGGACAAGGCCAACGGCCCCGCGATCATCGACACCCTCAAGCGCGAGGCCGCCGGCTTCATGGTTCATGCCGTCAACCCCATGGGCGGCAAGGTTGCCCGGGCTGAGGCCGCCGCCGTTCAGTTCCGCCAGGGCCGCGTGTTCCTGCCCCGCCATGCGCCATGGCTCGGCGAATACACCACCCAACTGCTGGCCTTCCCGTCGGGCACGTTCGATGACCTGGTGGACGAAACCAGCCAGGCCCTGAACTTCTGCGCCGGCACCGGCCCCATGCGCGTGACCACCGTGTCCCATGGCCGTGGCGCATCGGGCCCGGAGGAGCAGCTGAACCCGCTCGACACCACCGACACGACCAGTGCGGTCGAGTGGCGCCGGCCGGAACCCAAGCCGCTGGCGTTCCGATGAGCACAACCACCGCCGGCAACCTCCCATGATCCTCACCGCCACCGATGGCCCAGCAGCCCCCGACCGCCGATCCCCTGGAGGCCCTGCAGACCGTGACCAGCGAGCAGCTGAGGGGCTGGCCAGTGGGGGGCTGGTGGCGGATCCACCAGGGGATGCTGCAGCTGCGGGCCTACGGGGGCGAGTGGCAGCAGCCGAACCCGGCCCAGCTCGCCGCCGGTCCCGGCGGGCTGATCGCCTGGCAGGGGCGGGTGATGGTGCGGGAGCACTGAGCGAGCGGCTCAGGCCCTGGCGCATCGTCCACCCTGAAACCGGGGAGGTGATCGACAGCGAGGACTTGATCAGCCGCAACCTCGACCTGGCCCGCTCGGTTGCCTGGCGCTGGTCGCGCAAAAGCGGCATGGCCTATGACGACATGGAGGCCCTGGCGTTCATGGGCCTGGTCAAGGGCGTGCGCCGCTACGACCCGCTGCGCATCAATCCCCGCAGCGGCCGGCCCTACAGCCTGAGCACCATCGCCTGCCCCTTCATTCAGGGCGAGATCCTGCACTGGTTCCGGGACAAGGGCTACCACGTGCGCTACCCCAGCCGCTGGCGGGAGGTGGGCCCCAAGGCCCGGCGGATGCTGGAGCAGGGCGCACCGGTCGATGCGGTCTGCGAAGCCTGCGGGATCAGCGCGGAGGAGCTGGAGGAGATGCTGGGCGCCATGGCCGGCACCACCGAGCTGCAGGACCACCTGCAGGGCCAGCCCGATGCCGAGGTGGAGGAGGACGTGCTGGCGCCGCTGTGGGGCCTGCTGCAGCGTGCCTGGGGTCTACTGCATCCGGGTGATCGCGGCCTGATCGAGCGGTACTGGGAGGGGCTGAGCCGCGACGGGTTCCCCCATCGATCGCTGCGGGCCCTCCACAACTGCGTCGCCATGGCGGCCGGCAACCGCCCGGTCATCACCTACCGGCAGCAGGAGCTGGCGCTGACCGTTGCCAGCGTGACCCCCAAGAAGCGGGAACGGCAGCCCCGTGGTCGCAGCCGCGATGAACTGGAGGCCCTGCCGGCGGTGCAGCTGGCGCTGCTGGTGCCGGGCCTGTAACCTGTGCGCGGCTGGTTCTGGTACGGATCAGCAGCAGATCAGCCCCGGTTCGCACCATGGCCCAGATCACCACCCAAGGCGCCTGGTTCGAGCACGGTGGCGAGCGCCTGCGGCTGATCGGTAGCCACAGCTGGCACGGCCCCCAGTCAATCGGCGGCGCCCGGATCCAGCAGCAGCAGCTGGTGGGCAACTTCACCGCCGCCTGGCTCTGGGAAGCCCCCGTCTGGGACACCACCGGCAGCAAGTACGCCGGGGGCGAGGGCCGGCCCATGGCGGTGGAACCGATGGCCTGGCTGCGCCGCGATGGCCGCTACGACCTCAGCCGGCCCAACCCGGAGCTCTACCGCCGCCTGCGCCAGTTCGTGGTCGCATCGAACCGCGCCGGGCGCATCTGCAACGTGATCCTGTTCGAGGGCACCCAGCCCGCCTATGCCAACAGCTGGCACGGGCATCCGTTCCGCAGCGGGAACAACCACCAGGGCATCGCCCACAGCCGGCCGGAGCAGGTCCACCAGCTGGGGCGCCACAACCGGTACCAGCGCGAGCACGTCGACCGGGTGATCGCTGCGGTCGAGGGCCTGCAGGTGGTGCTGGAGGTCGGCAACGAGCTGCGGCCCAGCAGCCATGCCTGGCAGCGGGCGATGGTGCGGCACATCAAGACCCAGACCCGGATTCCGGTCGGCGTCAGCTTCACCCCCGGCGCCGGTGATGGGTGGATGGCCACCACGGGGGCGGACTGGTGGAGCCCCGGATGGCACGAGGGGCCGGTGACGGGCGCCCGGGTGCCCCAGGTGATGAACACCGACCACGGCATCGCGCTGCGCAACGACCCCGCAGG